AGGAGCGGTCAACTCCTGCCCGCCGGGAGAGCGGGTGCGTGTGCCTGGCGGGGCGTCGGTCCTGCTCGGTGAGCACCGGGTGCGGGTGGAGCGGGCCTGAGGGCAGGTTGGGCAGCTGACCGAGGTAGATCGGCGACTGCGTCACGATCGGCGAGTTCATGTAGATCTTGTTGAACTCGTCGGAGGCGAACAGGGCCGCTTCGGCGTCGCGGCCGATGATCAGCGTGTCCGGGGTGAACCCGAACTCGCTGTCGGCCATGCCGTCCGGCGCCGCGGTGGAGATCAGCCGCTTGGCGTCGAAGATGTCGATCCGGTGCTTGGCGGTGGGGTCGTCCCACGCCTTCGGCACGACGTGACGCTGCACCCGCGGGTGCTGGGTCAGGATCTTGAACAGCGTGCGGTCGTAGCTGCGCCGCATGGTGTTGCGGACCATCAGCAGCTGCCGCTGCAGCATGTCGATGTTGAGCCGGCGGACCATCTCGTCGGAGACGACGACGCCCAGCGCCTTCTCCTCGACCAGCGCGATCATGGGCCGGCCGAGGCTCACCTCGGCGATCGGCACCTCGGCGAACTCGGCCCTCGACTGGGCGTCCGTGTCGGCGTAGAGCGGGGAGCTCTCGCGGTAGCGGATCAGCCCGGACGGCGTCGTGCCTGCGTTGCGCAGGACGCTGTCGGCCAGGAACGACTGGTTGGCCATGCTGAGCACGACCTCGCGGATCAACAGCGGGTCCCGAAGGAACTCGTTGATACTGATCCGGGACTCGGCCTGCGAGTCCGTCACGGAAATGGGAGCCACTCCCGTCTCCTTCCATCAAAAAAGGCCCCTGACCTGCGAATGCAGGAGGGGCCTTGCGGGTGGGGGGTAGTGCGGGGTGGTGCTCTCAGCCGATGAGCTGCACGCGGGCGGTACCGCCCGCGAGGACGCCGCCGGGCTCGTCGCAGTAGCCGACGACCGTGGCGAAGTCCGGGGCGGCCCCGGCGGGGGTGACCTGCCCGTTGGCGGCCGCGATCAGCGGCTCGCGCCACTGCGCGGCGGCGGCGTAGACCATCCGCGTGCCGATCGGGCCCCGCATGACCGAGATCAGCCGGCGGGACGGGGCGAAGTTGTCCACGGCGTTGGACGCGAGCGTGTTGCCGCCGATCTGGGCCACGCCCGCGCGGCGGGTCGAGCCCGCCGACCAGGGGCGGACCTTGGTGGGCTCGTCGGGGTCGACCTCGACGCCCTGGCCCTTGACGACCAGCTCGGACACCTCAACGGTGTCCGAGCCGCCCAGCGTGTAGTACGGGTGACCGGCCATTGCGGCCCCTCCTCAGGGTGTGTAGTGCCGGGTGAAAGGGGCCGTCAGGCCCGGAGCAGCCCGTTGGACTCGAGGAACCGGGACGCGATCGCGCTCCGGCGCTCGGTGGTGGCCTGCTCCTCCGAGGGCGGCGCGAGCTGCCCGATCTCGTCGGACAGGTCCAGCAGCCGCACCGTCTCCCCGAACTTGGAGATCAGGCTGCGGACGATCTCGCCCGCGTCGATGTCGTCGCCGTTGGACAGCTCCACCGAGTGGCCGGAGCCCTCGAGCAGCGGTCGGGCGAGGTCGATCATCGACGGGGGCAGGCCCGTGGAGCGGGCGAGCTCGGCGCGCTCCCGCTCGTAGTCCGCGGCGTCCAGACGCTGCCGCAGCTGGCTGTTGGCCAGCTGCACGTCCCGGAACGCCTCGTCGCGGGCGGCGTTGGACAGCTCCACGGCGTCGGAGTCGTCGTCGGAGGCGGCCACCTCGGTGCCGGCCGCGGCCAGGGCCTCGGTGGCGAACCGCTCCAGGTCGGCGTCGGTGAACAGGTCGGCGCCCTCGGCGTCGTCCTGGTCCTCGCCCTCGCCGGTCTCGGCCTCGTCGACCTCGACGGTCTCCGCGGGCTCCTCGCCGCCGCCGCCGCGGCCCGCCTGCCAGGCCAGGAACTCCTGGAACAGGGCGTCGTTGTCGGCGCCGCCCTCGGCGGGCCCGCTGTCGGTTGCCTTCTTCTCGGGCATCTGAGCCCCTTCCTTGTCGGACGGCTCGAACACGAGCCCGGACAGGTCGATCAGCTCCGCGTCGTCGCCGTCGTCGGCGAGATCCACGGGCTGCCACTTGGACATGCCGGCGACGCGGGGGTCCCAGGTGAGGAGGAGGTGCTGCATCGCGGCGGGGAAGAACTCGCCGTCGCCGCGCTCGTAGTTCTCCTTGAGGCGCACGGAGACGCCGACCTTGGGGTTGTCCTTCACGACCTCGTCGGCGGCCGCGGAGAGCCGGACCGTGGAGTAGAGGCCGGGCGCCGGCTTGCCGGTGTCGGGGTCGACCGCGTCGAGGTCGACCTCCATGCCGAGGACCTCGCCGCCGCCGTCGAGCAGCGCCATGGTGTGGCTGTTCGACTTGTCCGCGAGCATCGTCGGGACGGTGTCGAACGCCTTGCGCTTGTGGGCGGTGACGATGTTCCGCAGGTAGTCGGGGGTGAACTTGAGCTTGCGGCCCTTGTAGTTGAGCTCCCCGACGGGCAGGACCTGCTTGCGGTAGATGCCGTTACCCAGCTCGATCGTTGTGGACTCCACCAGGGGGGTCCGCAGGTCGAGCGTCGGCTTACTGGGCACGGGCCGACTCCTCTCTGTCGGCGGGGTGGACCTCCACCCCGATCACCTCGGACAGCCGCAGCCAGCAGGTGAGCTCGGCGCCGTCGCCGAACGCGACCGGCTTGCTGCGCAGCTGCGGGTCCTCGCGGGTCCACGAGGCGAGGACCAGGTCCCGGACGTCGGCGGCGACCTTGTCCTCGAGGTCCCAGGCCAGCTGGGCGCCGGAGGACAGGTGGACGTGGACGGTCTTCACGTCAGGCGGCCGCCGTCGTCGACGCCGAACCCGGCGACGTCCTCGAGCCGGTGCAGGCCCAGCGCGGCGACGACCTCGCCGGCGCGGGCGCGGGTGTCGACCGGGCCGCGGAACTGGCCGGTGACCCGGCGGGCCTGGCGGCTGCGGTCCTCGGCGGGGGAGTGCGCGAGCTCCACCGACCCGCCCTCGGCCGCGGGGGTGGCGGTGGCGACCTGCCGGGCCTTGTTCGTGGCCTGGATCTTCTCCATGTGCGCGATGGCCTCGCGGGCCTTCGCCCGCACCGCCTCGGACACGTTGCCCTTCCCGGCCGCCCAGTCGCGGAGCTTCCCCCACGCGATCTGGATGGCCTTGGACCTGGTCGCGCCGCCGCGTTCGATGCCGCGGGCGACCTCCCGCAGGTACGGGTGGAGCCCGCCTGAGTTCTCCACCCAGTTCTTGCGGGGGCTCTGGTCCATGGATCGTCGTCCTGCCACCGACATGCTGATCTCCTCCGGGCATGACAAAGCCCCCGAGCCGGGATGGCATCGGGGGCTGTGTTTGTGCTGTTCAGGCCCGGGTTGGACCGGGCGGTCAGTCCTTCGGGGTGGCCTTGCGGATCTTGCGCTGGCGCTCGACGTAGGCCTTGTAGGCGTCGCCGCCGTCCTCGAGCAGGACCTTCATCGCCTGCGGTGAATGGGCGATGTCGTCGTGGGGGACCTGCTCGAGCTTCGGGGCGGGCTGGTTGTAGACCCGCTCGTCCTCCGGGTGCGGCGGGGTGCCCTTCGCCTTCCCGGGCTCGTCGCCGCTCACGAGAGCCAGTCCTGCGGCAGCGCGACCATCGTGACGTGCCGGACGCCGGCGGTCGTCTCGTCGGCCATCACCATGTACCGGGTTCCGGGCGGCATGATCATCTCCTTCTCGCCTCCGCCGTACGTGCCGGCGCCGGACCCGCCGACGTGGATGCCGTGCAGGCCAGCCGGGGCGTAGATCGACCACTTCACGTTCCCGCCCCAGCCAGCGGCATCGTAGGCGAGCGACCCGACGCCCTTGTCCTCGTAGACGGTGCCCGCCTCGAGGTGCCCGTCCACCGGGAAGTCGGGGGTGGCGTAGAAGCCGCGGGAGAGGTTCATCGGCTTGTCGAGTTTGAACTTCGACGCCGCCGAGTTGATCCCGTCCACGATCTTCTTCTGCGTCGGGCTCAGGGAGCCGCCCGACCGCAGCGCGTTGTTCAGGGCGGTGTAGTAGCCGTTCCCCGTGTACTTCTTGATCGCGTCCTTCTCGCCCGCGGTCAGGGCCGGGGCGACAGCCTTGGCGTACTGCGACTGCAGCGGCACACCCTTCTGCAGGTCGTTGCCGAAGCTGGTGTGCAGGGGCCCCGAGGACTGGCCGGGCATCGCCCCGGAGTCCGCGCCGAACGGGTCGTCGCCGAGCTCGGCGAAGTAGCCGGCGACCGCGGAGACCAGCGTGTTGTCGTCGTGGAACGACGGCCCGCCGCCGTAGGTCCCGCCCGCGGACTTCGTCAGCTGCGGGCCCAGGTGCTTCTTGACCGTCTCCGGGGGGATCTGCACCGACTTGCCGCCGTCGAGGGCGTACTCGGTGCCGTCCGGGCGCAGCTCGTAGTGCTGGCCCACGCTGGCGTCGGGCTTCTTGCTCGTGATCTTCCAGCCGCCGGCGTCCGGGACGACGTACTGCGGCTTCCCGGTCTGGTGGGCCTTCTGCAGCGCCACCGCGGCGTTCTCCGACAGGTACTGCTTGGACGCCGACAGGGCGCCGGCCTTGTCGGCCTGCTCGAGCAGCTTCGTCGAGACCGGGTCCGCGCCGACGATCTTCGGCTTCTCGGGCTCCGCGGCCGCGGCCGCCTTGGGCTTCGGGGCGGGCTGGTCGGCGGCGTTGAGCTTCTTCGTCGCCCCCGACGGGGAGACCGCGGTGAACGTCCCCGAGGTCGGCTTCTTCGACGTCACGGTGCCGTTGTCGGTGACGTACATGGTGATGCCCAGGGTCTTGGCCTGGGACTTCGCGCCGTCGACCCCGGAGAACGTGGGCGCCTGCGCGCCCTTCTTCCCGGGCAGGGCCGACGCCGACGACGCCGCAGCGCCGGGCTCGTCCAGGCCGCTGACCTTCACCGGCCCGGACGGGGCGCTCGCCGAGCTCGCGGGCTTGGACGCGGTGGGCGTGGTGGCGTGCTTGGTCAGGGTCTCGGAGATCGAGTCGCTGTTGCCCGGCTCCGCGAACTTGCCCAGGACGTTCTTCTTCTCGATCGTCCCGTTGGGGTGCAGCGCGTAGGTGGTGCCGGTGATCCCGGTCGGCGGCGTGGTGCTGACGTTGTTGCCGAGGGCGTAGTGCGTCTTCCCCGTCTTGATTGCCTGGTGGTAGGCGTAGGCGGTGTGCTTGACCGCTGCGGCGCCCGCGTCCGGCGCGGCCATGGCGGGGGCGTCGGCGAGCTTCTTCGCGTTCGCCTGGTGCACCTCGGACGGCGTCGGCAGCGGCGAGCTGGTGGAGGCCTTCGGCGCCCCTCCATCCGAGATCGTCTTGACCTTGGCGCCGTCCGCGGAGTGCAGGGTCACCCCGCCGTCGGGGGTGATCGCGATGTGCGGCTGGCCCGGGGTCGGCTTGGAGTGCATCGCGAGGCCACCGGGCAGGTCCGACGGGACGACGTAGCCGGTCGTCGCGGTCTGCGTGGACAGGTTCTTCGCCGTGGCCGTGGCGGGCCACTGCGCGAACTGCTCCTCGAACATCGACAGGCTCGGCCCGCCCGACGCGGCCGGCTTCGGGGCGGAGCTCGCGGCGGCCGGGGCGTCCTTCGCCTTGGGGTTGAGGAAGGACGTCATGTTGGCGGCGTCGACCGCGTGGATCGGCTTGGAGGTGCCGGTCGAGTTGTGCTGGGTGACCTCGCCGTTCGGGGAGAACTCGAAGTGGGTGCCCGACGTCGGCTTCTTGTTCGTCAGCTTGCCGCCGGGCTTGTAGTACGTGGTCTTGCCGCTGGTCACGGCCTGGTTCAGGCCCTTGGCCAGCTGCCCGCCCAGGCCCCAGCCGGCGTTGTCGGTGTCGGCGCCGAACACCTGCTTGACCAGGCCCGTCCGGTTGGACTTCGCCTGCTTGGCGGCCTCGTCGGCGTTGATCGGGGCGACGAACTTCGCGCTCTGGAACGGCTTGAGCGTCGCGACGATCTTGGCGTCGTCGAGCTTGTTCGGGGTGGTCGAGCCCGCCTGGTGGACGTAGACCGAGCCGTCCGGGCGGAACTCCCCGAACGTGCCGTCGGTGGCGGTGTTGGGCTTCTTCTTCGTCGGCACCGAGTCGGGGTCGGCCGCGATGTAGTGCGTGGTCCCGGACTTGACGGCCTTCTGGAAGGTCGCGGCCTGCTTCTGCGGCAGCCCGGTGGTCTTGCCCGCCGGGATGGTCTTGCCCGCCTTGGTGGCGGTGAGCAGGTCGGGGAACGACTCGATCTTGTCCGGGTAGCCGATGCCCGAGGTCGGCGACGCGGGGGCCTTCGGGGCCGCCGCGGCCTTGGGGGTGTCCGCGCTCGCGACGGCCGGGGTGGCCGCCTTCGCGCCCTCCGCGGGCAGCTTCGGCGCCGGCTTCGGGGCGGGCGGCTTGGCCGGGCCCTGCTCGGGGGCGCCGGCGGCCGCGGTGACGGCCTTGGCCTTCTGGGCCGCGAGGTTCTCCGGTGAGCGCTTCTCGACCGACTTGAGCTCGGTGTACTGGTACTGCTCCTGCTTCTGGCCCCCGGACTGCGACCCGAACGCCTTGCCCTGGCTGGTGATCTTGACCTTGCCGACGGAGCCGTCGGGCAGCCGGGCGTAGATCTCCTGGCCCTCTTTGAACTTCCCGGCGGGGGCCTGGATGACGTGCTTGCCGGACTTCTTCGCCGTCTTGACCTGCTGCGACGGGCCCGCGGCGATGCCGAGCTGGCCGAGCTTGCCCTTCACGTCCGCGGCGATGGTCTGCTTGGAGTGGGGGTTCTTCTTGTTCCACCACTCCGGCTCGGGGTGCGCGTGCGCGGCCCCGCCCTTGTGCAGCTTCGCGGCCCACTGCTTCTTCTTGTGCAGCAGCGCGGTCTGCACGTTCAGCGGGATGTAGCCGTGCTTCCAGTTGTAGGCAGTGCCCGGCACGTGGTGCCCGTTGACGGCGGCCAGGTCGACGGTCTCGCCGGCCGCGGCGGCCATGAGGACCTCGGCCCGGTAGGCGTCGAACTCCTCGATCGCCCGGGCCGCGACCGGGTGCCCAGCGACGGCCATGGCGCGGGTGGCACGCACCGCCGCGGTGAGGGCCCGGCCGGGCGTGGTGTGGCCGTCCTCGACGAGGCGTCGCGCCGCGTGGGCGATGGGCTGCGGGATCACTCAGGCGCCTCCTGTCGTAGCGCGCCCGGTCATCACGGGCGCTCCGTCGCGGGGTGGTCCGGGGCGGCACCGGCAGGTGGGGTGCACCGAGCCGGGCCAGCCGATCCGCGGCGGGGAGGTCACGCGGAAGTTCTTGCCGTGGGCCTTGCGGCAGTCGGGGGTGGTGCGGTCGTCGAGCTGGGCGACCCAGCTGAGCAGCGGCCCGTACTTGCGGGCGGCGGTGTCCACGGCGGCCGCGGCGGACGAGCGCTGCCGGGTGGCCTGGGTGTGGGAGATCAGGTGCCGGCGCTCGATCTCCAGGGCCCGCTGCAGGGCCTCCTGCGGCGACGGGGGCGCCTCTCCGGGCTTCGCCGCGGGCGGGTGCGCGTAGGCCTCCCCGAGGCGCTTGGCGGCGTTGAGCAGGTACGCGGCCCGGTAGAGCGGCTCGGCGCGGGCGGTATGGCGCTGGGCGAGCTTCCCGGCGCCGACCGGGGCCGGGGGGACGGTGCGGCCGATGGACAGGCCCATCGTCAGCACGGCGCGGACGGCGGGGCGGGGGATCCCGAGGCGGACCATCGCCGCGATCAGCGCGGCGGCGGATCCGGCGGCGCCGGCGGCCGCGGACCCGGCGACGTACGCGGCGAGCGCGGCCAGGACCGCGTTCTCCGCGGCGGAACGCGGCTGCGGGTACTCCTCAGTCGGCGGGAGCGCCTGCTGCGGCGTCGGAAGCGGCGGGGCGGGGAGTGGTGCGGTCACGGCGGAGGTCCTCCCTCCGCTCGATCGCGCGGGTCACCTCGCGCTCGGTCAGCTCCCACACCCGATCCGCGGCCCGGTCGGCGTCGCAGCGGGACAGGTCGATCTCGAACAGCAGCCGGACGCGGCGGGTGTCGGTGCGCTGGCGGCGCATGGCCACGGCGGGCCGGCGGTCCATCGGGTCGGGGGCGGTCATGCCCGCAGGCCCTCGGGCGCGGACGAGCGGTTGGCCTTCTGCCAGGTCGACAGGGCGTGGCCGACGAGCTCCCAGGCGCGATCTGCGGCGGAGTCCGGGTCGGAGTCGACGTCGAACTGCAGGGTCAGCGTCATCAGGTCGCGCTCCGGGTCGACCGTCCGGACCAGCCGCACGAGGTCACGTCCTCGCGGGCCAGTGCCAGGTGCCGCCCTCGTGGAACAGCTGGTCGCACATGGCCAGGTCCTCGGTGTGGGCGTGCCCGCCGTCGTGGACGACGCCGCGGTTGAAGAACTGGCCGGTCGGGTTGGCCACCATCAGCCCGACGACGCCCTCGGCGCCGGCCTCGGTGACCAGCGCGGCCCGGCAGGCCGACGGGTAGGCCTGGGTGCCGTCCTCGCGGGCCGGGGTGCCGTAGGAGACGTAGTGGACGATCCGGCCAACGGACGGGGTCTGCTCAGCCATGGGGCATCGGCCTTTCGTCGAGGTCGCCGCCGCGGCGGCCGGTGAGGGGGAGCTCCGTCCAGTCCCCGCCCAGGGCGACGACGAGGCGGTCGAACCGGACCGGGCCGGTGTAGGTCAGGGCCTCGGCCTTCTTGCCGTAGGCGCCGGTCAGGTGGGCCACGAACCCGGGGTGCTGCAGCGCGGAGGCCAGGCCGCGGAAGTCGAGGTGCAGCTCGGGGATCCGGTCGGTGTCGCCGATCAGGTAGACCGCGCACGGCTGGCGGTCGGCGTGGGCGTCGGGGTTGAACGTGGCGTGCGCGAACGCGCGGGCGTCGACGGGCTCGGTGTGGCCGGCGACCGCGCGGGCCCGGGCGAGCACCTGCTCGCGCTGGGAGTCCGTCCAGCCGGTGACGTCGTCGCCCAGGTAGGCGAGCGTGACGTGCAGCTGGTCGGCCGGCTCGCCGCCCTCGATGACGAGCCTGCGGGCGGACTCGGCGTCCGGGAGCAGGGCGACCATGCCGCCGGTGTGCTCGGACTTGGCGTCGTCGGACTCGCCGCCGCTCCCGTTCCCCGCGGGAGCGGCGGCGAGGTCAATGTGCGTGCGCTGCACGCTGGGGTGGCCCATCAGGGCGGCCACGGCGGCGTCGGCGTCGCCGAGCTGCTGGGCCAGGGACACCACGCCGAACGCGGCGTCGACCTCGTTGGCCAGGTTCGCGGCCTTCTCGTCCGGGGCGCCGGGGCGCTGCCCGCGCGGCGTCGGCACCGAGGACAGCCGCGGCTGCCCGGGACGGGGCGCGGGCGGGCCCTGCTGGGCGGTCTGCTTGGCCATCTCGGCGCGCTCACGCTCGAGGGTGGACCGGTACTTGGTGATGGCCTCGGCGAGCTTGCCGGCGTCCAGGCCCAGCGTCGGGGCGACGATCGTGAGCAGCGAGTCCAGGAACTCGTCCGGCGCGTTGATCTTCTGGGCGGTGAGCAGCGTCGTCAGCATGGCCATCGACTGCTCGAGGTGCAGCTTGGACAGCGGCCCGATCCGCAGCATCGGGATGTCGGCCCTGGTCAGGTTGTTGTAGACGCAGATCGGGGCGAACAGTCCGGTGGCGGTCTGGTAGCTCTGCTCGTCGGCGACGGCCTGCCGCGACATCTGGAAGTAGTTGGTGGCGTCCTCGGACAGCGCGCGGGAGCCGCTGCCGGTGGTGGCGGCGCCGGAGGCGAGCTTGGCGAACCCGGCCAGCACCGAGTCGGTCATGTGCGCCTCGAGGTAGCGCACCGCCGGCTCGAACAGGGTGGCCCCGTGCCCGGCGGTCTCCAGGATCTCGAACGCCTTGGCCTGCGGGTCGTCCGGGCGCTTGGCCGGGATGAACCCGCCGGCGCGGAGCTTCGCGAACTCCCGCACGTTGGCCTGGGCGTCGGTGATGGTCTTGCCGTAGACGGCGGTCTTGGGGTGTGACTGCTGCTCGATGTAGGACAGCCACAGGTACATGAGCTTCTTGCGGGTCTCGTAGGCCCACCAGGCCACGGACAGGTCGGAGACGCCCTTGAGCGGCTGGCGGTGGCTGCCGTGCGTGTAGATGAACGAGCGCTGCTTGGTGATCCGCGCCCAGCCGGGCATCTCCCCGGCGTAGACGCGGCGCCACTGCTCGCCGTTGAGGTTCCCGGGGTTCGCGATGCGCTGCCGGAACCCGATCGGCCGGCCCTTCTCGTTGAACGCGGCCTGGCAGCTGGCGGCCGGGCGGAACGCCACGTCGGTCAGCCGCACCGACGAGCCGTCCTGCTCCCAGGACAGCTCGAAGAACGCCTTGCGGAACGCGATCGCCGAGGTCTCCTGGGCGATGATGTGGTCCAGGCGGGGCTTGTCGAGCTGGTCGTTGATGAGGGCCCGGCCGCGTTCGGACCCGCCGACCAGGCTGTGCTCCGCGGCCCGGATCGGCAGGGTCAGGACCTGCTCCAGCTGCCGGGCGGTGCCGTCGGAGTCGAGCATCAGGTCGATGCCGGCGGCGTTGGGGTCGCCGCGGTCGTACACGTCCCCGGACAGCCAGTCCGCGAACAGGCCGTCCCCGGTCTGGTACGGGGAGCCCTGGACCGGGCCGACGAGCTTGCGCGGGTCCTGGTCGCCCAGGAACGACTCGTCGACGAACCCGAGTTCGGTGGAGGGCTGAGCCTCAACGGTCATAGCGGTCGCACCCCCCATGATCGAGTTAGGCTGCGGCCATGGCCGACCAACAGCAGGTGAAGTTGCACGGAGGGCCCCTCCACGGGGCGGTGCTCGAGGTCCCCGCGGACCTCG